GCAGAGCCGCTCATGACTCACCTTAAACAAGGCGAAGAAGCACCATTTGATGGTCGTTTGCTAAACAATGAAGCGATTGCCAACATTGTGACGGAACGAGAATTATCTAGCGACCAATGCGAGATCCAGAAAGAATATGCCGTTTCGTTAGCCGAAGCGGAATTACAGCTTAAATTAGACTATTTAAAGGCAGAGTTGGAAACGGAAAAGGAAAGAAGCAAAACTTTATTAACTTTACGAGATAGAGAGATTGAATCTCTACGATTAGAGTTGAGACCAAATAAAACCATGTGGGCCTTCTTTGGCGGCTTTATGTTAGCAACAGGCACATCTCTGGGAGTATATTATTCTGTGAGGGAAATCAATGCGAATAACTAAACAGCGATTGAAAGAAATTATTGCAGAAGAGATTAGCGAACATCAATTCGGCTTTCCTTCTCTTGGCCTTACTCTTGCCGATGTAACCCCTGCTGCAAAAGACAAGCCAGAAGAACCCGAAGAGGAGGAAGACACACCAGCACCTGCTCCAAAAGAACCAAAAAAGCCCCAGAGGGCCCCAACGGATGCTGAAATCGCGGCCTATATGGCAAGATACGGAGGGGATAGTTACGGAGAAAACTGGACCTCAGTACCCTCAAACCAAGGATCGGATATTAAAAAAAGACCACGCAGATATCAGGAGAACAAACAAATGAAAATCACAAAAGAACAACTAAAACAAATTATCAAGGAAGAGCTTGAAGCGGTTCAACAAGAAAGTAGTTCAAGCCTTCGTTCCAATCCATACGAGACTATTAAGTTCTTTCAGGAATATGGATTAAGCTCAAAAGATGGTAAAGTGTTTATATCATACGACAGAGACGATTGGAAAGAAATTATATATCAAATTGATGGTGATCTGGAATACGAACCAACAGACGACGGTATGATGGTTACTGTGCCAAGGGGAGCATAACAATGAAACTTACAAAAGAGCAACTAAAACAAATCATCAAGGAAGAGCTTGAATCTGTCAACGAATGGTTTGGAGATATGTATAGAGATGACATGGGAAGGCTTCAATATGGCCCAGACCCTAGAATTAGAAGAGAGCCAGCTCCCAAAGAAGAGCCAAAGAAGCCCGAACAGGAAGAGCCGAAAAAACCCGAAGAGCAAGAACTGCGAGAAGCCGACGGCGAGACAGAACAACAAGCCGCAGATCGCATTGCAAATATGCCGGCAACCCGTAGGTCCGGTGTGATTATGGATCTTGAAGATATGGCGGATGGGGATACTTCACTACAACAGTACTACCCTCATGTTAAAGATCTCGCTGCTTTCGCACGAGAAGTTTTAAGTTTAATAGGAAACAAATAAAATGAGACTCACAAAAGAACAACTAAAACAAATCATCAAGGAAGAGATCCGGATGGTTATGAAAGAACAAGAAGATTATAGTAGTAACATTGAAACAGCACTAGAAGGTGAACTTGGCTTGACCTTTGAAGAGATTGGAAATGCTATTGAAGATCTTCAAGTATATGGTGATGAAATTGACATGGTAACATTACAAGAGGACTTGGAGACACTAATTGATGACGGAACAGTTGTTGCTGATGGTGCTGCTGATTTTAGCAAAGACTGGTCACCAAGTGATCCAGAGTGGAACAGCATTAAATTCTCACTAGCATAACGAGGCACAAATGAAAAAGACAGATCCAGATTATATCGCAAAACTTGAAAAAGCGATTGCCGACAAATATGGAAAAGAAACCATCGCCCATCCCAAAGCGGATTGGGACGATGAAAAAGAGATGGAGTATCTCAACGAACTGAAAACGAACTACCGTCGCCTCACCGAAGAACGAGAGAAGGAAGAGGTCAACGGTGTTTTAATCTCAAAAGAACTACTTAATAAGAAGACAAATAGATCTTGTCCTACTTGTAATTCTTATTCTTTCAAGTCTCGTGATGATTTGTATATGACTAAATTTAGTTGTTGCTTTAATTGTTACATCCAATTCGTTGAAGGAAGAGAAGAAAGATGGGCAACTGGTTGGAGGCCAAACAAATGAGCAAAGAAACATTAGAAATTATCCAAGGACTATCACAAGCTTGTGCAAATGCTTGGGATGGCGTTCATATGGACAACCATACTCTTGACGGTCAAACCCGAAATATTGGTTTGAAGCGAGAAGAAGGAATTCCTCTTTTGGATTCTCGCTGTATTGATGGGTTCAAGATCAAGTTTTATGGCGATTCCATGATCATCAATTACCAAAGCGATATTCGCATGAAAGAATTAAAGAACAATAAATTTGAGAACGAGATTGCCGCAACCCTTAATGACATCAAAAAGTTTCTTATGAAAGAATACAAGTCAGTTACTGGGAACTCGGTCACCCTCACAAAGAAAGGTGAACCACAAATTTTGGTTCAACAAACATCAAATGTCCGAACCTTTGTTCAAGCTTACCAACACTACAAGGTAAGCGGACTTTCAATGGACGGAATCGGACAAGCATCGGAACCAAGTGTCCGAGACATTACAAGAAAGTTTTTGGACTCTGCGAAAGCAAAGCGTCCTCAAAATGAATACATTAAGCCTGGAGATAATCAAAAATGAAACTCACAAACGAACAACTAAAACAAATTATCAAGGAAGAACTAGAAACTGTTGTTGCCGAACAAGATGGTGAGATCACAGGCTTCTTGATCTTAGAAGAAGAAAAAATGTCACTAAAAGTAAAAGGACAGCAGAAGCAAATTTCTGGAACCTATAAGCAGTTTGGACTAAGAGCCCAAGACATAGATAAGTTGGCAGCAGCCAAAGATAAGCCACTAAAGACAGTTTCTGGTGCGGCTAAGCATTTGTCTCAATTCTTCGATGTTGGAGAAGAGCTTCTGCAAAATTTTGAAATTGTCCATGGCTATAGCTTTAACACAACCACGTATAGAAAAAAAGCAGGCGTAGTAACAGCCGATAGGTGATAAATGAAACTCACAAAGCAAGAAATCGTTGGAGAACTTGTTAAATGTGGGAAAGATCCTCATTATTTTATTGATAACTATTGTAAGATCTCCCACCCTCTCAAAGGTCAAATTCCGTTCAAGACTTATGACTACCAGAGAGAGCTTCTCCAAGACTTTAACGACTATCGCTTTAACGTAATCTTAAAAGCAAGGCAGCTCGGGATCTCAACAATCTCTGCTGCCTATGTTGCTTGGTTCATGTTGTTTCACCGAGAAAAGAATGTTCTCGTAATCGCAACGAAACTATCCACGGCAACAAACCTAATAAAGAAAGTGAAGATGATCTTTAAGAACCTTCCTTCCTTTATGTTGATCGCAAAGATCTCAATTGACAACAAGCAGTCCTTTGAATTATCAAACGGTTCTATGGTGAAAGCCGCATCCACATCTGGTGATGCTGGTCGTTCGGAAGCACTATCTTTACTCATCGTTGATGAGGCTGCTTTCGTAGATGGCTTTGACGAGCTGTGGACGGGTCTCTATCCCACTCTATCAACAGGGGGTAGGTGTATAGCCCTCTCCACTCCTAACGGCGTAGGAAACTGGTTTCACAAGACTTATACGGAAGCCGAGACTGGAACAAATGATTTCCACAACATTAAGCTTATGTGGGACGTACACCCAGAAAGAGACCAGACTTGGTTTGACAAAGAAACAAACAACATGTCCAAGCGAGAGATCGCACAGGAATTGGAGTGTTCGTTCAATGCATCGGGCGAAACAGTAATCAACCCAGAAGACCTTGAACTTCTTCACGGAGGATTGTCTGACCCGATTTATAGATCAGGGTTTGACCGAAACTTTTGGATATGGGAAAAATATGAAGAAGGTGCGCCATATATTCTCTCCGCCGATGTGGCGAGAGGAGACGGAGCAGACTTCTCCTGCTTTCATATTGTAAGAGTTGATACAATGACCATTGTTGCCGAATACCAAGGCAAGCCCGACCTAGATATGTATTCTCGCATCCTGTTTGATGCTGGAAGCGAATACGGCACCTGTCTCCTCGTTGTTGAAAATGTTGGAGTCGGAATTGCTGTTTTGGAGAAACTAAAAGACCTAGAATACAAAAAACTTTATTATTCTATCAAATCAACTCATGAATATGTAGAGGCTTATTTGGCAGAACATGACGAAAGGGCAGTGCCTGGATTTACAACCTCAACAAAGACAAGACCATTAATCGTAGCCAAATTGGAAGAGTACATAAGAAACAAACTAATTAATATACATTCCTCGAGGGTCTTTCATGAATTGAAAACATTTGTATGGGTTAATGGCAAACCTCAAGCTATGCGATCTTATAATGATGATTTAGTTATGTCTTTGGCAATTGCCTGTTGGGTCCGCGATACGGCACTTACAGAAAACGAAAGAGATATGGCATATAAGAAAGCGATGCTTGGTGGAGTATTCAAAAGCACAACAACTATGAATACCCAAATCAAGGGCCAGAACTTTTACAAAGAAACATTTCAAGAAAAACACCAAGAGGAGATAGATAAAACAAAAGAATTTTTCTGGATATATAAAGGATAAAATATGGCTCGTAACGATAGAAACCCGAACAACAATCAAAACTCGTTGTTCAAAACACTAACAAGGATGTTCTCAGGGCCAATTACCCAACGAAGAACACAGTCAGGCCGTCAGTTACGAAGAAGACATCTTGATATTTACGCAAACCGATTTAAGTCGGCGTCAGGGCAACAATTCAAAAAGTCTGAATACAACCCAATGAACGTCATGGCCTTGAACATGATCTCCAATAGAAATAGGTCTGAGAGATATGTTGACTTTGACCAGATGGAATTCACTCCAGAGATTGCCTCATCCCTTGATATCTATGCGGACGAAATGACAACACACTCAGCACTAACTCCCGTGCTTCACATTAAATGCCCTAATGATGAGATTAAATATGTTCTTCACTCTCTTTATTATAACATAATGAACATTGAACACAACTTATTTGGTTGGGCAAGAACGATGTGCAAGTATGGAGACATGTTTTTATATCTTGATCTTGACGAACATAAAGGTCTCCAAAACTGCATCGGATTACCAGCACAAGAAGTTGAACGACTTGAAGGCGAAGATCCATCAAATCCAAATTATGTTCAATTCCAGTGGAACACTGCTGGTTTAACGCTTGAGAATTGGCAAATGGCGCACTTTAGAATCTTAGGTAATGATAAACACGCCCCATACGGAACAAGTGTCCTAGAGCCTGCTAGACGGATCTGGAGACAGCTTACGCTTTTGGAAGATGCCATGATGGCATACCGAATCACTCGCTCCCCAGAACGCCGTGTGTTCAAAATTGATGTTGGTGGAATCGCACCACAAGATGTAGAACAATACATGCAAAAAGTTATGACCCAGATGAAAAGACATCAGGTTGTAGACCCCACCACAGGGCGCGTAGATTTGCGTTACAACCCTCTTTCAATTGAAGAGGACTACTTTATCCCAATCAGAGGCGGACAGTCCTCTACGGACATTGTCAACCTTCCTGGAGGGCAATTCACAGCACAGATAGAAGACGTAAAGTATTTGCGAGACAAATTGTTCTCTGCTCTTAAAGTTCCTCAATCATATTTGTCTATGGGTGAAGGTGCTGGGACAGAAGATAAGACGACCTTGGCTCAAAAAGATATTCGCTTCGCAAGAACTATCCAAAGACTCCAACGGGTCATCTTGGCTGAGTTAGAAAAAATTGGAATTATTCACCTTTACACTCTTGGTTATCGCGGAGACGATCTTCTTACTTTCAAGTTATCTCTTAACAATCCATCAAAGATTGCTGAGATGCAAGAGCTTGAACACTGGAAGACTAAATTTGATATTGCCGCTGCTGCGACGGAAGGGTTCTTCTCTCGGCGCTGGATTACAGAGAATCTTCTCGGACTGTCTCAAGATGAATACCTCCGCATGCAACGCGAAATGTTTACTGATAAGAAATTTATGGCAGCCCTTGAAGCCGCAGGAGCCGTACCAGAAGAAGGTGGCTTAGGTGGAGGAGGTGACCTTGGTGGCGACTTAGGCGGTGAC